CGGCAGCTACACGAAACAAGAGGTGTGCGAGTTAGCGAAAGATGAGGCTCAAGTTCTTGTAACGAACGAAAAATCAAAGGTCGTGTGCATAAAAATTGAGTTGTGACACTAAGAGAATGGCGCGGAAAATACATAATTTACGACGAAAACGGGAAGGTAATTGTAATTACAAGGGACCGGGGCATAGCCCTAAAAATAGCGAGGCGAATTGATGAACGAATACGACATAAACGGCAACGGAAAAATTGACCCAGACGAGCGTGAAATTATGCTTGAGGATCGACGCCGCAACATGGAAGACATGGACAAGAAAAGAGACGTGCAGAGACGCCTTGTGGTGGCGTGTACTGTCGGAATGCTCGCTTACCCGGTGGCAATCCTTTTCGCCTCTTATGTCGGCTTATCGCAAGCCGCAGAGCTCATTACAGACATAGCAAGCGTTTATGTCATCGGGAGCTCCGGGGTAATTGCGAGTTATTTTGGATTTAACATGATGGAGGCTAAAAATGCTGCAAGCACTGATCGGCCCAGTAGCTGAATTAGCTGGGGGGTGGCTTAACGCCAAAACCCAGGCACAAGCTGCGAATGCCAAATTAAAATTAACGGAGGCCGAGGCCAAAGCAAAAATTTTGCTCTCTAAAGAAACCTCAACGGCTGACTGGGAGAAGATCATGGCCCAGGGAACGCACAATAGCTGGAAGGATGAGGTCGTCACAATTTTGGTATTGGCCCCCGTGTGCCTCTGCTTTGTGCCTGGCATGGAAGAGACAGTCAAAAACGGGTTCGCTCGCTTGGCTGAATTGCCCGAATGGTACACCTATTTGGTCTACGTGGTTTGCCTGGCCGCTATAGGTCTAAAAGGCACGAAACAGTTTATGGGGAAAAAGTAATGAGTGACCTTAAAATTCCAATCGTACTCGTGGGGGCAATACTGTTGCAAACTGTGGCTGGCGTCTGGTGGGTTTCCTCGCAGATGCACAAGCTTTACCACCTGGAGGCTCAGGTCGAAGAAAACAACGGCTGGATCGACCAGCTATATGCAGACACCGAGGATCTTATAAAGTTTGCCACGTTTACCGAAAATAAATGGGCCGAAAGTTATGAGGCAGACGGCTACCAACGCCAATGGGGAACCAAGGAAGTGGAGACAGAGTAATGAAAGAAAATTGGTATATGTTTTTTAAAATGCTCATTAAACATGAGGGCGGCTTCACTGACGACGAACGTGACAACGGAAACGCCAAGGGCGACGGCCACGGCAATAAGGGCTCCACAATGCTGGGCGTCACCGCCTGGACGTGGGCAGAGTATACCGGGAAGCCAGCCCCAATTGAAGTTATGAAGGCTTTGACTGAGGAAGACGTGAAGCCCTTGTACAAGAAAAACTATTGGGACGTAGTTAAGGCTGACAACTTGCCGGGAGGCGTCGATATAAGCACCGCTGACATGTGTGTGAACGCCGGGCCGAGTAGAGCTGCCAAAATACTGCAAAAGGCTACGGGTGGGCTTACTGTGGACGGGGCTATTGGTAAAATGACTATTGCCGCCGTGCATGATCGTGATCCGAAAGAAGTTTTGGATAATTACTATTATGGCCGCCAGAAGTTTTATGAGGGCTTGGATGACTTCCAACACTACGGGAAGGGTTGGACAAGGCGAAACAAAGAAACCTTAGAGCTCGCCTTGTCTATTGTTTAACTGTTTGGCCTCATCCTAGGTTTAGTTATTGTATTGCTGGGTACGTCTGATTTCTCGCACCACATAAACATGCGGTTATCCTCAACGACGTAGTCAGCTAAATAATCATACATGTCCTCCAGGTGGGTCATCGCCTCAAGGCATTGGTCGTATGATTTCATCCAAAAGGTTGCAGATAGTTTCTCGTCGTTAAGCGTGTAGCCCAGAACAAGCGCGGTATAATAAACTAACATCATTATGCTCTGCCTCTCAGTATTATCTCTTCTATTTCGTTTGTTAAGATCCTAAGCTGCACGCCCATGTCGTCCGTGATTATGCCGGAGAACAGGGGCTTGCGATCCTTTGCGTTAATTGCCTCGCCGGGGATGAGTGCGAAAGTTTGCTCTGCCTCATTTACCTCGACGGTGACGTGGGAAACCTCAAATCGTTTCATATGATCCAGGTTACGCACGTCACGCCGATACGCGTGGCTCAATCTGTCGGAACCCAATACGCCACGTTGCGGTAAAACTTCTCCTCTAACCAACCTTTATTGATTAACTGTTTTACTAGGTGACGCGGTCCCTCCCTGCCGGATCTCTTTTTACAGATGCGACGGTCGCCAACCATGCCAGTACACATGGCCGCCAGTGATGGGTAACGGTCCGGGTATTCGTTGTAGAACTCCACAATAAAATCGTATATTTCTTTTTGCGGGGGGCTCATAGGATACTTGGTCAATGCACCACCCCCTTGTCATACTCCACCTCGACCGTGTCGTGGCTCAGTGTAAAAACATGGTCGTCAGTGGTTAGCTGCGCGATCTCACATAACCGCATGCCCTCAAATAAACCCTGAGCAGCCGCACGTTCAAAAGCTTTCCACTTTCTTATCTCAGCGTGACAAACAGCGAGCTGATCTGCTAGGTCAACTAGGTTCTCTTCAAAGTCTTGTATGAGTCTTTCGTTCTTTGCGTTTGACTTAAATTTTACGTCGCGGATAATCATGAGTAGACCCCCGCGATAAAAAGTGTTACGAAAAACAAGACCATAAGAGAGACGCAGCCGATTATATCCCCAGCTAGCTCTCTGATTAATCTGCTATTCTGTTTAGTCTGGTCTGTTTGGTTAGCTAAAACACCCTTTCTGAACATATACAGATAATATATATTATGCGAATTAGATTTACGGGTCTCGGTTGAGGTCTCTCGCCTAACGCCCTGATACTTTTTTACTAATTGTTCTACTGCGCTCAACATTGTTAGTTTTCCTTTTTTTTGACGTACCAGATACCACTGCTCAAGTATCAGATACTGTTAGTCGTCCATGTCGTCACGGGCCAGCAGCTCGTCAAAGCCGTTGGTGTTTAGGTATCCCCGGCCAAAGCCGTGGTTGTACCCGCCCCTTTCTTCACCCCGTTCCCGAGGATCTTTTGGCGTCATTAGCTGCATGTCCAGGTTCATCTGGCAGATGACTTGCTGTGACGCCTGCGTCTTATCTGAAGGTCGAAGCTTATTCGCGTCAGCGATGGCCTCCAGGCGGTCGGCGTACTCCCTAAAGATGCGAACGATTTTTCTCAAGTGGTCTACGTGCCAACACGGTATTTCAACCCGCCTGCGAAATTTCATCAGTCCCATGCTCATCTTGAGAACTGTGGGATTTATCTTTAGCTTGTTACGTCTCATACCTTCCTCATCTAAGACTTGTCTGCAAACTGTCTAACAACTGTCTGCAAACTGTCTTAATCCTAACAATATATGATTCTGTTCGTCAATGTGACGCAACATCACGTTTTGTCACGTTATAACATTACGCATTTCGCTTCATATTACGGTACCTAATAAGCTCTGGGTAAATGCTTGAGCTCTCATAAAAGCCGCTGTTTAACCACGTTGTCGCTATATATTCCGCATATTTTGCCATATCATCCACTAGCTTTTCTGATGGTAGCCAGTAGCGCTGATAGTCTGGGTCAGGGTTTCGGCAAATGTAACCAGCCGCGTGACACTCCGTCACAATACGACTGACCGTCTCCCTTGGTATTTCAAGCGAAATGGCGATCATCTTTACCGTCTGACCAAACTGACGATGCTCCCAAAGAATAAGCTGTCGTGCAAATGCGGCCTTAATTCTGGTAGACTGAAAGTATGCGCTCATGCTGCTTTCTTTAATCCATCGTTCGCGGTCTTTAAATAGCTGAAGCTCGAACTTGGCCTGAGCGTCTAAAAAATCAAATTTTGCGTGTTCTTCTATGCTTAACTCATTTCTAGAATGCTTGATAAAATCTGTTGGCTTATTCATTTGATCCTCCGTAAGACGATGTTACGCACGGTCGAGGCGTACCACAGCCCCATCGTGTCTCTCGCTTCCTTACGCTTCACGGCGGGGGTGGCTACTCCTGTTAAGTTTAAATGGCGTGAGATAGCGGTGTAACCCATGCCCTGCGCCAAGCACTTCTCTATAATTGGCCACACCTCGGCGTCACGTTCTGCGGCCAACTCTCGCTGGGCTTTGTTGCCAATCTTACCAGCCTCACTGGTTTTCTTGTGCACGCCCAGGCGTTCGATCTTCTTTCCCTTCCTACTGACGTGAGACCCCTCCTCAGCCAGTTTACGTTTTATTTCATCCAGGGCCGCCTTGCTTTTCTCTGCAATCCTGGCGCGTTGTATGTCTGCGGCGGCACTGAGCACATGCAGCGACCCTTTGCTGATGGTCGGATCGTCGGCCACAACCACGCGCATGTCATACATCTCGACCTGATGCTTAAACCAGGTGAGCCCCTGCCACTTATACTTAAAGGCACCCTTGAGGCTGCTGACGGTGAAGGTCGCGTCGTTCGTCCGGCAAAACCTGGCGGCGCGTTGCAGCTCCGTGCGGTCGTCCGGGTCGCGCTTCTGACGCCCCTGCTCTTCCGTAAACCATTTGACTGTTGACCCGGCGTCTACCGTGGCCGTGATGCGTTTGCGTTGCTGCTTCTGGTGTTCCGCAGACGCGCCAAAAATAAACCCCCCGACTTTCATTGTGTCACCTCCTGGATCACGTATCGCTCTGCCATGTTGAGGACGTGCCCCAACCAGCCGTGCTCCCGATACGTGCCTAACTTATTGTGGACGCAGTAGTTCACGCACTGAGCCCAAGTGCCAGTAAACATAATTTTATTACAGCTTATGTCTACAACTTTTCTACTGACGGGCCCGGTCATTGTCTCTTTCCTATGAAAATGGCGCGATACCCGCCGACGCACGCGTGGCAGTCCTCGCCAGTTAAAATTTCCTTGCCAGTGGTTGGCGAGTATTCCCAGCGATAGATGCGCTGCTTGCCCTGACAAACTCTGCACATGTGGTCGTAATCAATAATGTGTTTCATTAGTTTCCCTTTCTCTTATCTTCTTCTATTGAGTGATCGACGGGCTCTAGACCGAGCTCAAGCAACCGGGCGCAAAGCCACACGTATGCGTTAGTCCAACAGTCCACATTTTCGTTCATCCCACACGTTCCAACTGGTTGACTGAAATCCCAGTAGCTCAAATCCCTGGTCATGGTGATGTTGTGCTTTTTCATTAGCCTCTTACAACGCGCATAATATTTGTTGTCGATGCGACGCCATCTAGCTTCATGGCCGTATGGGTCTTTTGGCGGCTGAATTAATTTGCCAAGTGTTTTATCTAAAAAGTCCATTAGTTCCTCCTGTTTAAAATGGTGGTTGTTCGTCCAGATACGCCGGGGTCCAAACAATTTTGACCTGGTGTATCTGGTACATGTATTCCGCAAGCACAGAGCTATACATTTTCGAGCTCAATTCTTGCCCAGCTCCGCCGGCAAGCGGCAACAAAGTCTTTTCGTTCTTCAGGGTCGTTGCAGAACTTGTCACGCATCTTAGAGTACAGCGTGCGAAACCCCTCCCCGTGCGACTTGCGCATGTAAGACCAGCGGCGGCGATCTCTTTTATATAAGGTAAACTGGATAAAGTGCGCCAGCTCGTGCAGTACCTGGATCAAGTTGCCGTGATCGACGTCGCCAACTTTTACAAACATACCGCCGCAACGCTCGTTGCCATCAAACAGCTTATACTCGTTCCAATAGACGTGGCCGTCTAAAACTTTATGCTCATAGCACTTGTGACCGTTTTCGTATTTGCCGCTAATGACATTTTTAATCTGCCAATACGCCAGGTTAATGCTGATCACATCGTCGTTTGCCCGGCTGACGTTTCCGCCCTTTCTGTTTGGCTTTTTGACGGTAAGCACTTTCTGCGCCCTCTCCTTGTCACGCTTTGTCAGGGCGTATGGAGTGCCGTCGAAGCTCTCCAACGCGTAAGTGATGATGTTGCGAATATAAAGGGTGTCTTTTGTTAAGTCAGTCATGTCTTTCTCCTAACTATTTAACCATTCGTCATAAGTTTTTAATGGTGCGCCGTTTCTTGTAATATCGCCGCCTCTGCCATCGTCGGCACAGTGTAAATAAATTTGATACTCTTGATCATTTGTGCCGCGATATTTTGTTTGTGTAGTTTGTGGCTTTAATTCACCGTTTTTATATATTCCTGTTTCCATGTTTTCCTCCTGTCTAAAAACTGTCTGTAAACTGTCTAATTGATATTAAGATAGCTATTAGCTAGCTTATATACAAGTACCAGAAGTTACTTTTTATAAAAAAAACGGCAAACAGTGAAAAAATCATGGATAAACAACGAGTTGCGTTATTTGTACGCATCACCGAAGAGATCAAAACTAAGCTTGTAGCCAAGGCCAAGGCCGAAGATCGGTCACTGGCGAGCCTCTGCAAGGAGATCCTCGGGGAATCAGTAAGGGACGAAGATGACCAAGACATACGCAGGCATTGACCCCGGATATAAAACGGGCGGCGTGGCTCTCCTCCAGGGGGATTGGGCTGAGGTACACGACCTCCCCGTCTTCACTGAGGGTGGCCTCGACGCCCACGAATTGAGGCAGATACTGAGCAGTGTGGCGGTGGATTACCTTGTCATTGAGAAACAGGGCGCCCGGCCAAAGCAAGGCGTGAGCTCGGCATTTAAGATCGGGATGGGTTTCGGTCAGATTTTAAGTGCCGTCTCATTGCTTGGTATTCCCCACCAAATTGTTACCCCGGCCAGTTGGAAAAAGGCGTTGCGTGTCCCGGCAGATAAAGACGGCGCACGGCGCTTGGCGATACAGCAATTCCCTGCCCTGGCTGACGACCTCAAGAGAAAAAAAGACGAGCACCGAGCCGAGGCTCTACTCATGGCGACATACGGGAGGCTACTGAAGTGAAACCAGGCATATATTACGACATGAGCAACGAGGATTATCACGCAAAACCAGCGGTTTCCTCGTCGTACCTAAAGCAATGGTTAATGGAAAGCCCGATGCACGCCCAGTACGGCGAGGTAAACATTAGCCCTATCGTTGCTGATATAGGCACCGCCACGCACTCGGAGGCGCTCGAACCGGGAAAAGGTAACGTCGTGTGCAGCGATGAGAAAACCCGCGCCACCAAGGCTTACAAGGAGCACGCGGAGCTATGTAAGCTTGAGGGTAAGGTCTTGCTGCCCCGCAAGGATTACGAATTGGTGCGGGGCATGGTCCACGGTTTTACTACGGACGACGGCGAAATAATTGGCGGTCTGATGAACGACAGCCACTGCGGCAAACTGCTGAAGCAAGAGGATCGGATTTGCGAGGCGAGCATATTTGTTAAGCATCACACCGGGCAGCTTTTATCAATAAGACCAGACATTTACTCCCCCAAACTTAAAGTGATGGGAGACGTCAAGACGTGCCAGGACGCCAGCGAGCGTGGTTTCGGCCGGGAGATATACAAACGAGGCTACCATTTGCAGGCGGCCTTCTACTGCATGATAGCGAGATTACACGGCTGGGAGGTTAAAACCTGGGGCTTCCTAGCCGTGGAGAAGAAGAAGCCATACTTGGCCCACTTCCACACACTGAGCCCAGCCGCAATGAACTACGCCATGCGCGTCGTCGATCAGACGTTGCTGGAGATAGCCGAGGCGCGGATCACAAAAAAATACAACTCAAATTGGGGCTCATACTCAGAGCACGACTTACCAGGTTATTTGGCAGACACATTAGGAGATTAAAATGGACTACAGACTAGAAAACGTTGAGGCGTTGTGGCCTCGAATAGACAAGGCGTACGCTTGGAACGAAGCGAAAGGCCAATCTGACGAAACCTTACCGACAGACACAGATGGCGCATACGAAATGTCGGTGATTATGGGCGAGGATCAAGCTAAGGATCTCGCGGCAAAAATGAAGGAAGTGTTTAATTCTGACGAGAAGACTAAGGGCAAGCAGTGGATCGTCAAAAAGAAAGACCCGGAGACGGGCATGGAGGCAGACAAGCTGGTTAAAAGCCTGGACGACATTTTTATAAAAGACGACGGCGTCTACCGGGCAAAATTAAAAATGCCTACATACGGCGACCCCAGGACAAAACCAAAGCAATACATGTCTGACGGCACGCCAGCGGCGGAAGACTTCCAGCTTACCAGTGGCAGCATTGTGCATGTCATGTTTCGCATCAGAACGTGGGCTTATGGAAATAAGGTTGGCATTGCCTTGCGCCCCACTGGCGTGATGGTGGTGCGTTTGGCTGAACGCCAGGAAGCCCCGGCAGGCGTGATGTTTGACGATCTGATAGAGGCTGACCCGCTGAAGGACACGCTGATGGGCAAGGCCTTGGATGACAACGCCCCGGCAGAGCCAGCCAAAACTGACGCAGTAAATCCTTTCGGCGAAACCGAGAAAAAAGATGAACAGAAAGTCGCGTCGAATATGGACGATGAAATCCCATTTTAGCTTTGGAGGAGGTTAAAAACATGCAACAAGTAACATCTAAAATTGAAACACTAAACAAGCAAATGTGCTTAAATTTGTTAAGCCGCAACAAAAATAATCGCAAATTAAACAGAAACAAGGTTGAGGAGTATAAGCGAGACATTGCCGCCGGAAAGTGGGAGGTAAATGGCGAAACCATTGGCATAGACATAAATGGTAACGTCGTAAACGGCCAGCATAGATTAGTCGCTGCCGCTGAGTGCGGGGTGGATCTGATCACTGTGGTCGTCAGAGGGTTAAATCCTGACGTCGTTCATACAATTGACACTGGCAAAAAGCGTACCTTTGCAGACCGTTTGTTTATGAATGATATACCAAATTCTACGGCGGTGGCTGCAACTCTTAAAACACTTGCTAATCTTGCCTTTGGTCAAATTAAAATTAAAACGCTGACCCACAGCGAAATGGCAAAACTTTTGGATTTGCACCCCGGCATAATCGACAGCGCCGCAGCCACAGCTAAAATTTTTCCCAAAATGGCGACGTACATTGGCGCTGGGCATTACATTATTAAGTATTTGGGCTACCCGCAAAGCCGGGCGGATGACTTGCTTTACGTTTGGAAAGGCGGCCAGCAATCATACAACTACGAGGCGATGGTGTTTGTCCGGGAATATTTAATAAAGCACCAAAATAACGAGCTACGCGTTTCAATAGATTTTCGTCGGCGTTTATTTAACACGGGCTTAGAAAAATTTATACAAATGCACCCAATGCAAAACGCCAGGCTCAATGGCAGAGGTTTAAGTATTTCTGGTTGGACCGAGAGAGAGTTAGGGCTAAATGCCTGACTTTCCCAAGCCATACTGGTCGGAATGGTCAGACCGTATCATCACGCGCTACTCATTGCGTGAGGGGCCGCCGGGCGAGCATCACGGGGCTTGCCCGAGCTGCGGCCACAACGACTGGCCGTCCACCAGGTTTTGGATCAACGAAAAGGACGGCCTGGTAAAGTTCGCCTGCCGCCAGTGCAACGACTTTGCAGCCATCGTGGCTGAGATGGAGCACGACGGCGTTTGGCCTGTAGCACCGACGCAACCAGGCGTCATACAGCATCGCGTCACGGCGGCAGACTTTGCCAATGTGGTGCCGTTGCCTAAGCCTGAGCCCGAGCCAGAGCCC